GGCAGCCGGTTTCAGGCGCAAATTGATCAGGTAAAGGCGTACTTCGCAAAGCGTCAGGACATCCAAGAGGCCGCGCTTCGCAAAGCTATATCCGACAATCAAAACAATCTGGACGCGCAACTCGCCGCAGAACGCAAGTTCAACGAGGCCAGTGAGCAGCTGGCGCGCGACAAGGCTGCGATGATGGCTTCCATCCATCGCGAGGAAGCGCAATCCGCTGTGCAAGCAGCGCAGACAGGGTTCAGCGCCTTGGCGCAGGTGTACGCGCAGGCCTATGGCGAGCAGAGCAAGCAGGCGCGCATCGCGTTCGCACTGCAAAAAGCTTCGACACTGGCCAACGCCATCCTTGCAATCCAGGAGAGCGTCGCCAACTCTGCGAAGCTGGGCTTTCCCTGGAACATCATCTCCATCGCCGGCGCGATCGCGCAGGGCGCCGCGGTGCTCACAACGATTCGCAGCACCAACTTAAGCGTCGGCGGTTACGCCGGAGGCGGCGCGCTCCACGGTCCTGGCACATCGACCAGCGACAGTTTCCTGATCCGCGCCAGCGATGGCGAGTACATGCATAACGCAGCGGCCGTGCAGCACTACGGCCTTGCGTTCATGGATGCGGTCAACAGCCGCACGCTGCCCAAGCTTCCCGGCTACGCCACGGGCGGCCCGATTGGCAGCCCTGCGCCCACGCCGTCGTCACTCGGCTTCAAATCGCCTTCAACGCCCACCGTGAACGGCGCCCAGTTAATGGTGGCGGTGACGCCGGTGACGGTGGTCGTGCATTCGTCGGGTGATGGCAACCAGGTGCAGAGCAAGCAGTCCACCGACAACAACGGCGGACAGATTCTGGAGCTTTTCCTGGGCGCGGTGGCCAAAGACATCAACAACGGCGGCACCACGGCGAAGGCGATGGATCGTCGCTGGGTGCTGAAGCGCAAGGGGAACAGCTATGGCTGATCCACTGTGGCCCGCCAGCCTGCCGCAAACGCCGTTCGGCAATGATGCGCCGACCTACACGCCGGTCGACAACATTCTGCGTTCGAAGATGCAGGGAGGCGTTGACAAGGCGCGGCCGTTGTTCACGGCTACGTCGGCCATGATCACGATCACGCTGATGCTGACGCAGGCGCAGCGCGACACGCTGATCGACGATTTCTTCAAGACGACGCTGGGCTACACCGGCACGTTCACCTGGACGGATTTCCGCACCGGTCTGCCGGCCACGTATCGCTACGGCGGCACCGCGCTTCCGACCGAGAAATACGTCGGCCAGGACGGCGACGTCATCTGGTGGCAGGTGACGTTCGACCTGGAGCTTTTGCCATGAGGCAAGTGAGCGCGGAAATGCTGCAGGCGATGCTGGCGCAGCAGACCAGTGAGGTGCTGCTTTCGTTCCTGAAGGTGGAACACGCATCGCTGACCGAGCCGCAGCTGCTGGTGTGCAACACGCAGCCGATCGTGCGTGCGGATGGCACCTACCAGCCGTTTGCGTTCGATGCGCCGTCGCCGGCCGACAAGGAGGAGCGGATCCCGCAGACGCAAATCACCATCGACAACGTCGACATGACGCTGGGTAACATCCTGCGCACGCTGACGGGCGATGCGCCTACGGTGACCTTGTTCACCGCACTGGCGTCCAGTCCGGACACAATCGAGGAAGGCCCTTACATCTTCGAGCTGCAATCCGCGACCGGCGACCAAAATTCCATCACCGGCACGCTGGGTTACGACAGCCGCCTGTTCGATCAGCAGATCCCGGCGCAGAGCTACACGCCGGTGAATTCGCCGGGGCTGTTCACATGAAACGGCTCGATCGAATCCTTGCTGAAGTGGATCGTGACGTCCGATATGGCGGCGACTTCAGTCGTCGTCTTGCGCGCAAATACGATCCAGCAGCGCGTTCCAGTTCGCCACCGAAGCATGGGTCTGCTCGCGATACGTCGAAGAGCGGCCAGATTCCACGGCCTGCATCAGCAGCGAAGCGGTCGCCTGCGAAGTCACCTCGCGCCAGCTCTCCCGCACGGCAGCCGGGTCGGGGTGATGCTCAATGAGGGCGGCGATAAGCACATCGGTCAGTTCGATGCGCGCCAGCAGCCTGTGCGATATTTCGGCAAGCGTGATGAGTTGCTGCGCCAGCTCTGCGTCCATGAAACTCTCCCTGTGGGTTGTCGGGGTGCGCCCATGATCACAGGCATTGCACCCGACTGGTGCCGGCGATTCCTTAAGATCCCCTACCTCGATCGCGGCCGCACACGCGATGGCGTGGATTGCTATGGGCTGGTGATGCTGGTGAACCGCGAGCAGTTCGGGCGGTTGGTGCCCGATTACGTGTACGCCAGCAGCAAGGATCAGGGCGCAGTCGCCAAGACGATCGAGGAATTCCTGCCGTGCGATTGGCGCAAGGTCGAAGTGCCCGAGCCTGGCGATCTGGTGATGCTGAAGATCCTCGGCCGGCCTTGGCACTGCGGCGTATTCGTGGCGCCTGGTCTGATGCTGCATTCGATCGGTGATGCTGTCAGCGGCATCGAACGCCTGGATACGGTGCGATGCCAGCGACGCGTCGTCGGCTTCTATCGTCCGTTCGCGGTCGCCCAGTCGAGGGAAGCGGCGTGACGCCCGCGATGATGCCAGGCACTGCGGAAGTGCTGTCGGCGGCGATCGAGCCACCGAAGCGGATTGACCCGTGCGCGTTCATTGCGGTGCCGGACGGCAAGGTGCAAGCGGTCTATCTGCCCGCGGCGAACGACGACGCCTGCTATGCCGAGGTCAAGGCTGGCCAGACGATCGAGCAGATTCTGGGCGCGCAGGCAGCCTATTCCTTGCGCGTGACCATCGGAGGCGTCGAAGTACCGCGCTCGATCTGGGCGAAGGTGCGCCCGAAGGCTGGCCAGCGCCTGCATGTGGAGTTCTGGCCACAAGGCGGCAGCGCGCGCAAGTGGATTCTCACCATCGTCGCGATCGTCGCGACCGTGTTCACGATGGGCGCGGCCGCGGGCGCGAGCTGGGCACTGGTCGCGGGCTTGTCGGCCACCACCGTGATGGTCGGCGGCGCCATGATCGCGGCGCTTGCGCTGGCGCTGATCCCGCCACCGACGCCCAAGATGGGAGCCGGTGCCGCCAACGATCCATCGAGCCAGATCCAGTCGCTCACCGGCACCAGCAACCAGGCCAATCCGTATGGCGTGATCCCGCTGGTGATCGGCGCCACGCGCATGTTTCCGCCGCACGCGGCCATGCCATACACCGAGATCAGCGGCAACGATCAGTACATGCGCTGCATGTTCGATTTTGGATACGGCGACCTCGATGTCAGCGACATCCAGATCGGCGGTACGCCTATCGACAGCTACGAAGACGTCGATTACGAGGTCACCACCACGCCGACGCTGTTCACGCAGGATGTCAACGAGCTTTCTGTCAACGGCGTGTTGAACACCACGGGCGACACGGCGACGCGCACCACGCAGGGCGGCACCACGGAAATCTCGCTGGACCTGGTCGGTCCGCAAGGCGTGTACGGCGTGGACGCGCAGGGCAACACGGTCACGGGCACGATCGGTTTCGCCATTCAGTATCGGCTGACCGGAGCGGGCACATGGACGCCGATCGGCAGCGCTTCCGGACTGACGCTTACCGGCGGTCTGTCGAGCACGGGCGGCGCAGGCATCAATCTCACCTCTGGCGCGCGCCAGACCTATCGCGGCGGCATTCGGTGGAAGGTTCCATCCGGCCAGTACGATGTGATGGTCACCCGCACGACGGCCAAGGGCATCGGGTTTCCCGGCGCTGTCGACACGAACAGCGTGCTCGACTCGATGGCATGGGCGGTGCTGCGCTCGATCAGCCCGCAGAACCCATCCAAGACGGGCACGCTGAAACTGGCGATGCGTATCAAGGCCACCGACCAGCTGAACGGCGTGGTCAGCACACTTTCGGCGAACGTGGCGCAGAAGATTCGGCGTTGGGATGCCGGCACCGGCACCTGGCTTGATCCGGTCGCGTCGACGAACCCGGCGTGGATCTATCTGTGGCTGCTAACGCAGTGCCCAGGCCTCACGGTGCACGCTGCCGATAGCCAGATGGACATCGACACGATCGCGACTTGGGCGGCCGACAATGATTCGCGCAGTTTTGTGTACGGCGCCGTTTGCGATTCCGAGCGCGTGATGAGCGACGTGGTGAAGGATGTGTTGGCCTGCGGGCTCGCCACGTTCGGAATGCGCAACGGCAAATACAGCGTAGTGCGCGACATCGCGCAGACCGTGCCGATGCAGGTTTACACGCCTGTCAACAGCAGTTCCATCACTTGGACCCGCAACTTCACGCCGCCGCCGCACGCGCTGCGCGTGAGCTTCACCAATCCCGAGCAGAACTACCAGCAGGATGAGCTGATCGTCTATTGGGACGGCTACAACGCGGACGGCTCGGGCGGCCTCACTGCCGCCACGCGCTTCGAAAAGCTGGACCTGCGCACGGTTACGGATCCGGGCGCCGCATGGCAGATCGCGCGTTACCACCTGGCCGTGATGTGGCTGCGGCCGGTGACCTATTCGATGACCACGGATTTCGAGCACCTGGTGAACGATCGTGGCGATCTGATCGAAGCGGCCGGGCCGCTGATCGGCTGGGGCGTAGCCTACGGTCGCGTCAAGTCGGTCGCGGGCGGCGGCGCCACGCTGGTGCTGGTCGAGCCGCTACAGGTGGAATCTGGCAAGAGCTACGCGGTGCGCGTGCGGCTGGCGACCGCCTTCAGCGAGACCAGCAACATCACCGTCGATCCCGACGATGCCACGCGCATCACGTTGGCCACGCCGATCGGCGATGCAGCCGCCGGACAGGTCTACGTGATCGGCGAAGTCAACAACGTTTCCGCACCGATGCTGATCACTGGTGTCGAAGCTGCCGGCAACATGCTGGAGCGCAAAGCTACGCTTACGCTGGTGGATGCCGCGCCCGGCGTGTGGACGGCATCGAGCGGCACGCCGCCGCCGTTCGTTTCGTCGATCAATGGCACGCCCTGGTGCGCGCCGCCGGATCCGCCAACGGTCACCATCCGCGTCGGCAATAGCGCGCCCGATGATGCCGGCGTGGTGCGGCCACATCCTGGCATCAGCAACCAGCCCGGCGGCGGCATCTATCGCGGCGTACCGATATACGGCGGCGGCGGCCTCTCGCGCGCACGGATAGCAAGGCTATGACCAAGTCAGCCGTCGACCACATGGAGGTTCGCTGGCGCGTCACGGGTACGACGCAATGGAGCGCGCCGCGATCGTATCCGCCTGCTGCGGATGTTGATGTCGATGGCCTGGAACGCGACAAGCAATACGACTTCGAAGTTCGCAATGTCTCCGCGTGCGGAGCGACCAGCGTGTGGGTTCCGAGTAATTACACCGTGCCGCCTGCTCCGGTTGGCACTCTGACGCTCGTCGCAATGCAGCAAGGAATACAGGACGCCAGCAGCGCGGCGGCGGCAGCCAACGCGCAACTCGCTGCGATCGCCAGCGACAACATCCTCTCGCCGGCTGAAAAGCCCACCGTGATGCGCAACTACAGCGTGATCACGACCGAACAAGCCGGCATCGATGCGCAAGCGGCGCAGTATGGCGTGAGTGCTCAACAGTCGGATTACGACAACGCGATCAGCACGCTCACCGCCTACCTCAATGGCCTGAACACACCAGTGCCGTGGAACAACAAGAGCGGTAACACCGACATTGTCGGCACGTCGTTCAGCGCCTACTTCAAAACCGTCTACACCGCCCGTCAGGCGCTGTTGAATGCGATTTACGCGCAGGCAAAGATTTTTTCGGACTTGGCCTTGAAGCCCGGCCAGAACTTGGTGCCCAACCCGACGTTCGCTGTCGCTACACCGGGCGGCGGCTACCCCGGATGGACCATAAGCGGTCCGGGTTGGACGGCTGGCAACAAGGGCCTTTACGGCAATCCCTATTTCAATACGTGTGCGGAGAACGTCGTCAGTTCGGCGGCACCGATCACGTCTGTCCTTTTTACGCAACGAATCCCCTTTCCGCCAAACGCCGTGCACTCGGTGCGAGTGACTTATGCCGTTGACCGCAGCTACTCAAGCGGGTCCGCGACGGCTGACATTCAGTATGTCGACGCCGCGGGCAACACGCTGCTCGACGGCTCCGGGATCTTCACTTCTTCTGGTAGCACCGGCGGCATCGTCACTGGACAGATGGAGGGTGCCGTCTCTCCCGCCAACACGGCCTTTATCGTGCTGCGGTTGTTTACTCAAAGCGCTGCGGAGACTGGCGGGGCTGTGTATTTCCGCATCGGCAGCGTCAAGGTCGAGCTGGGCGCGAAGTGCACATCGTTCAGTGACGACGCAACGCAATACGGCAATCAGCTTACGAATGCCGGAAGCGGTCAAAAGCTCGGTGACCAAGGCAATATCCCGGCGTCACTGACAAGCAACCTCGGGATGGTGCGCAGCGCGACGGCCTTGACGGCGTTTTCCACCGGCGCGGTGAACGTCAATGCGCACACCGTGACCTACGGACCGAAAGTCGTCAGCTACAACGCGAAGACCAACGCGGTCACCGGGCTTGCGCAGGGCGTCGGCTATTACATCTATACCCGTGACAACTATCAGGGCGGTTCGCCGACGTGGAATGCCACCACCAGCGCTGCCACCGCGAACGGCTACGACGACGCCTACAACGCCGGCTATGTAACGATCCCGACCTCTGGCAGCAGCGGCGGCGGCGGTGCGGGCGGTCCTGGAGGCGGTGGGTGCGTCTGTGCCGACATGTGGCTGTGGCCGCTTTTCATGGGGCTGCGCGGCGCGCTGAACGCCGGCGATCTTGCGCGGCGCTGGCGTTGGTGGAAGCCGTGGCTGTGGTTCCTACGCGGACCGGAGGGCTGGCATCTGGTGCGCCGGCGACCGCGCATCGTGCAGGAGCCTTGCGTGCGTCCGATCGTCGCGGATGGTTCACACCTCGATTGCTCGGTCCACACGCCAGTGACCACGCGCACGGGCGAAAGCATCCTCGCGCCGCACCTGTTCGGTCATGGCATGGCCACGTGCAGCGGCTGGCAGCGCGTGACCGACGTGATTGCGCTCGCCGGCCTGCGCGACGTGGTGCGCATCTGCGTCGGCGGAAATTCATTCTTTGCCAGTGCCGACGGGTATCGCTTTATCTCGACTCACAACGTCTGGAAGAACTGATATGACATCGATCTCGATCACGACCATTCCCAACCGCCCCGCCGGCAAGCCCGTATTCGATTTTCAGATCGACGCCGGTTATTGCCGCGTTCCGCTGACTACGGTCAGCAATGACGGAGCCACACTTGTCGTGTCCGGCTGGGCCTGCCAGATCGATGCGCAGGGCCAGCCTGTGCTCGATGTCGCCACGGCGGTGCCCGTCAGCGGCAACGCAGGCACCAACAGCATTGCGCTGTCGGGCATCATGGCCGGCACGCACACCCTCTATGACGGTTGGGCGAAATACGCGCCGCCCAGCGGGCAGACCATCGACGCCGATCACTTGCCTGCCGGTTGGACAAGCGGTAGCGGCGCGCCTGCAACGCCGGACCCAACGCCGGCTTACGGTGCCGGCTACTACGACACGATCGCAGGCCAAGGCTGGGTTTACGCGCAAGGGGAGCTGGTGCGCGTCGCGCAAGGTTACGCCGATGCGCTGCAGGCGCAGATCGACACGACCGCCAAGCTGGCTGCGTTGGGACTTTAGAAAGAAGAGGGCGATCGACGCCGCGCGCCAACGCAACGTCGATCCCCGAGTACCACCGCGTGAACGGTGGAGTCAGGCAAGGCCCCCTGCCGCGACGTCGCAGCAGGAGAAGGCTAAACCGTTACGTTCACCGGAACCGAGAACCATGACTCCGATTGTTCCTTGGCCAGGCGGAAAGCGCCGGCTTGCAAAGCACATTCTTCCGCTCATTGAAAAGTCACCGCACCACTGTTACGTCGAGCCGTTCGCCGGCGGCGCGGCCATCCTGTTCATGCGCACGCCGGCGCCGGTCGAGATCATCAACGACCTCAACGGCGAGCTGGTGCGCCTATATAGGTGTGTCCGCCACCATCTCGACGAGCTAGTCCGGCAATTCCGCTGGGCGCTGGTCAGCCGCGAAATGTTTCGGTGGGCACAAATGGAGCAGCCGGAAACGCTCACCGACATCCAACGCGCCGCGCGGTTCTTCTACCTGCAGAAGCTGGCGTTCGGCGCAAAGGTCGCAGGCCAGACCTTCGGCACGGCCGCAACAGCCGGTCCGCGCCTGAACCTACTCCGCATCGAGGAAGACCTGTCAGCTGCGCACCTTCGGCTCGCGCGCGTCACGATCGAGCACCTGCCGTGGCAAGACTGCATTGCCCGCTACGACCGCCCGGAGACGCTGTTCTACTGCGACCCGCCATACTTCGAGACGGAGGGATACGGACAGGGTTTCGGCCTAGAGCAGCATGAGGCGCTGGCGACCGCAATGGCGGCGCTGCGTGGGCGAGCCGTCCTGTCGATCAACGACCACCCAGCCATGCGGCGGGTCTACGGCGCCTTCCGCTCGCGGCGCCTGCGCACTACCTACACGATCGGCGGCAATGCCAGCCCGAAGCAGGCCAGCGAGTTGCTGATCACGACGTGGTGATCAGGCGTATTCATACCCGGCCCGTGCCAGCCGCTCGCAATCGGCCGGACATGTGACCAGGTACATGCCATCCTCGCCGTCATGGTCGCCCAGCATCAGCCAGAACGGCTTGACGGCGTGGGTGCGGAAGGACTCGGCCGCGCGACGGCTGCGGAAGCGGTAAACGGGGCGGCGCGTGGTCTTGGCCGGGGCGGTTGGGTCGGTCATGATGGATCTCCCTGTGACGCCCCTATGGACGCTCCGACCGCCACCCGAGTCAAGCGGATTCACCACCCCGGTTTGGCCCGCTTTTCCGGGGCCGATCCGACCCCTTCAAACCGCCTTCAAATCGGTCGAAAATGGCCCCTTCCTCACCGATCAAACCATGTGTCGCGACGTATCAAACCAAGTGGCGCGTTACAGTTCTTCTCCCAACTGAAGGGAAGAAGGCACACGACCGACCGGGCAGACTTGCTGTTCTCTAGGCAACAAACTGGGGTCGGCCGTGGCCGATGGAGATTGTATGGCCCAG